GAGGACTTTACAGCAGTTAGTGGAGAAGGATATTTTGTAAATACAAGTGGTGGTTCAGATATTACAGTGACACTACCCGCATCTCCAAGTGCTGGAAACGTTGTTGCTATAAAAGATTATGCTAGAACATTTGGAACTAACAAAGTCATATTAGCTAGAAATGGTTCTAATATGGATGGAAATGCTGCTAATACAAATTTAGAAACCGATGGTCAATCGGTTACTCTAGTTTTTATGGATTCAACGAAAGGTTGGTCTTTTATCAATGAAGATACTACATCATCAACAGGACAACAGTATATTGCAGCTACTGGTGGAACAGTTTCAACAGTTTGTACAAATTTTAAAGTTCATACGTTTACAGGCCCTGGTACGTTTTGTGTATCTTGTGCAGGTAACTCCGGTGGTTCAAACACGGTGGATTATTTAGTCATAGCTGGTGGTGGCGGTGGTGGATTAGGAGCTGGTGTTAGTGATAGAGGAGCTGGCGGTGGAGCAGGAGGGACTAGATTTTCTAATGGTACAGCATCAGGTTGTTATTCTGCTGGACCAAGTCCTTTAGGTGCATCAGCTTTACCAGTCACAGCAACAGGTTTTCCAATAGTTGTTGGTGCCGGAGGCGCTGATAAAGGTGCTTTTGGTAATGGTAACGATGGAAGTGTATCAAGTTTTTCAACTATATCATCTGCAGGTGGAGGAGGTGGTGGAACAAATTCAACAACAGGAAATACTGGAGGCTCTGGTGGTGGTGCTGGAGGTGGTACTTCAGGATCTGGAGTTGCAGGAGCAGCAGGTAATACTCCTCCAGTATCTCCCCCACAAGGTGGTAATGGTGGCAGAGGAGGTGGACCAGCATCACCAAACATCGGTGGCGGTGGCGGTGGTGGAGCAACTGGTAATGGTGGTGACGCAAAATCTGGTGGTAGTCCAGGTGGTACCGGCGGTGGAGATGGTGGAGCCGCATTAACATCTTCTATTAATGGAACTCCCACAGCTAGAGGTGGTGGTGGCGCAGGAGATAAAACAGCGTGTGCTACAGGTGGTGGGGCTGGTGGTCCTGGTGCTTGTCAAGCAGGAACAGCAAATACAGGCGGTGGAGGACAAGGTGGTCACCCGTGTGGAGGTGGTAATGGTAGCGCAGGAGGCTCTGGTATAGTAATAATAAGGTATAAGTTTCAATAGGTAAATTATGAGTGAAGTAAAAGTAAATAAAATTAGCCCAAGAACAAATTGTGGCACAGTTCAGTTAGGAGATAGTGGCGACACTATTACAATTCCTGCTGGTGCAACAATTACTAATAATGGGACGCAGACAGGTTTTGGTAGAGAAGGTTCAGTAAACTATCAAACTAGTATTAAAACAACAAATTTCACAGCAGTTTCTGGTGAAGGTTATTTTGTAGATACATCATCAGGAGCTATAACTGTAACGCTTCCTTCATCTCCAAGCGCAGGCTCTATTGTAGCTATAGTGGATTACGCAGGAACATCAGGTAATAATGCCATCACAATAGGAAGAAATGGATCTAATATTGAAGGAGCTGCTACCGATGGTCAAATAGCAACAAATAGAGAAGCTAAAACATTAGTTTATGCAGATTCAACACAAGGGTGGGTTGCAGTTGCAGACAACACAACAGATACTCTATCACCTCAATATGTAGCAGCAACAGGAGGGAGTGTTTCAACAGTTTGTACAAATTTCAAAGTTCATACATTTACTGGACCAGGAACTTTTTGCGTAAGTAATGTAGGTAATGCAGCAGGATCAAACAAAGTTTCTTATGTAATTGTAGCTGGTGGTGGAGGAGGATCTTACGAAGGTGGTGGTGGTGCAGGAGGATTTAGAGAATCTAGAGCACCCACTTGCAGTTACACAGCCTCACCTATAGCAATAACTAGTGATGGCGGGGTAACTGTTTCATCAGGCGCTAATTCAATAGTTGTAGGAAGTGGCGCATCAGGGAGAACATTAAATGCACCTTTAACAAGAGGATCAAATTCGTCAGGATTAGGTGTAACATCGGCAGGAGGTGGTAGTGGCAAAAATTCTGGAGCTCCAGAAGCAAACTCTTGTGGAGGATCTGGTGGTGGTGCTAGATCAGGAACTCCTTCTTGCTTTCAAACTGGAGCAGCAGGAAACCAACCCCCTGTAACCCCAGCACAAGGTTTTCCAGGCGGTAATTTCATACCAGCAGGTAATCCAGCAGCTTCTAGCAACGTAGGTGGTGGTGGCGGTGGAGCAACGGCTAGAGGTCGTGGTTTATCGTGTACAGATAGTGGTCTTGGAGGAGATGGAGCAACAAGTTCAATTACAGGAAGTCCAGTCGCAAGAGCTGGTGGTGGTGGTGGTGGAGTCAATCCACCAAGTCCATCACAAGCTGGAGGAGCCGGCGGTGGAGGAGCTGGAGATACAATTAACGGAAGTGCAGGAACAACTAACACTGGAGGTGGCGGTGGTGGTGCTTGGAGTAGCACAGGTGGTAATGGTGGATCAGGTATAGTAATAATAAGGTATAAATTTCAGTAGTTGAACGGTAATTAAAATTAATATATAAGGAGAAACATTATGGCACATTTTGCAAAACTAGGAGCTAACGGAAAAGTTATTCAAGTTTTAACTATGGATAATGATAAGATGTTAAATGCTGATGGTGTTGAAGATGAAGCAGTAGGTCAACAGTGGTTAGAAACACACAACAACTGGCCTGCACAAATGTGGATTCAAACATCTTACAATACATCACAAAACAAACATAATTCAGGTGATGACTCTAAAGCATTTAGAGGAAACTATGCAGGCATAGGTTATGAATGGGATGAAGATAATAATATTTTTTGGCCTAAAAAACCTTACGCATCTTGGGTAAAAGATACTACAACTGCATCTTGGAAATCACCAATTGGTGATGCTCCTGCATTAACTGCAGAACAAACTTCACAAAACGAAGCTGGTACTCACAGATGGAATTATGTTTGGAATGAATCAGGCCAGTCTTGGGACTTGACAGATCTGACTTGACAGATCTATTAGCATAAATTAAAAATGGTGGTGGTATGCAGAAGAAAGTATTAACAGAGCAAGCTCTATATTATGGTGATGTGGCAATGCCCAAAGATTGGGACATTGACCGAGATAAATTAGAAAAAGATATTTTATCTAGTTGTATTAAAAACACACAATTTCCGTTTTCACGAACATTTGATATGTTAAATACTTATATGAGAGATCATATAAATTTAGATTATGGGTTTACTTTAATTAATAAAAAAACGTGGGGTAACATTTATAAACCTAGCGAGATTACAACACCATTATTAAACATAGATCCTGTGGATCTACGAAACTCACCAGATTTTACATTATTATATGGTGTAAAAGTCAAAGACTGTATGGTTAGAATACACTATGAAGATAACAGACGTAAAGGTAGGTCTTGGGATATACCTTTAGAAAATAATCAATTTATTATGTTTCCATCAACAAATATGTACTACTTAACTAATAATCAAAAGGATAGTTTAAATTTTGTGCAAACAATAACTTATGAATATATCTAATTACTATTGGTATTTTAGTGGTGTACTAACACCTAAATTCTGTGATGAAGTAATACAATATGCTAAATCACAAAAAGAAGTTATGGCTAGAACAGGTGGTTATGGTGATAGAAAATTAAAAAAAGAAGAAGTATTAGATTTAAAAAGAAAACGAAACTCTGATTTAGTATGGCTTAATGATACGTGGATATATAAAGAATTACATCCATACGTTCACGAAGCAAATGCAAGAGCTGGTTGGAATTTTGATTGGGAAAGATCGGAATCTTGTCAATTTACAAAATATAAATTAAATCAATATTACGATTGGCACTGTGATAGTTGGGACAAACCTTATGATAAACCGAATACACCAGAACACGGAAGAATTAGAAAACTATCTATGACTTGTCAGTTGACAGATGGTTCAGAATATAAAGGTGGAGAACTAGAATTTGATTTTAGAAACTATGATCCACATATGAGAGACGAATCAAAACACAGAATACAATGTAAAGAAATATTACCAAAAGGATCCT